ACCCCGGGCGATCTGGTTTCGGAGATCGGCCTTATCCAGACGGCGGCCCGGTGTTCTGGGAATGCGGTCTACGGCTGGGCCATTGACGCGCAATACCGCGACACCGACGAGCAGAAGGCCGTGGCGGATTGGGCGGAAGGACAGAGTCCGGCCATCTTCGGGGCCTGCACCAACGCGCCCAACGCCTACGATACCGCGAACACAACGAACATCGGCTACTACGCCATGAACAGCGGATAACACCCCACCGTTTCGCACGTTTACGTTCTACCACGACAACCCGCAGGTCTACCCGGAAATGTCCTATCTGGCGCTGGCCCTTTCGGTGAACTACGCCCTGAACAACTCCACGCTGACCATGAAGTTCAAGCAGCTTCCGGGCATCGGCACCGTGCCGTTGACCGAGACGCAGCTTGCCGCGCTGGAGTCCCGGCGCATCAACACCTACGTCTCCATCGGGAACACGAGTTCCGTCATCCGGGAAGGGGTGCAGGCCGCGTCGGACTGGTTCACCGATTCGCTGGTGAACCTCGACAACTACAAGGAAGAATTGCAGGTCGAGGTCTACAACGTGTTCCTGCGCAACAAGAAGGTGCCCTACACGCAGGCCGGGCAAAACCTGCTGGTTTCCGCCGCCGCCAAGATCAATCGGCGCTACACGGACAACGGGACGTTCGCCCCGCGTGACGTCGAATCGGACAACACGGAGACGGGATACGACACGCTGCCCGCGACCTCCATCACTCCGGCGTCCGTCGCCGGGGCCACCATGTCGGAACGCGCGGCCCGCATCGCGCCGCCCATCGCCACCACCGCCTACGAGGCCGGGGCCTTCCATAGCGTGGCCATCGCCGTGTCCGTGTACAACTAGGAGCGCAGCACCATGAGAAAAGTCTACAATCAAAAGAATATGTCCCTGACCATCGACGGGGTGAACATCCAGGATTTCCACGAGGGGGCCACCTTCGTCTACACATGGGACGGCGGCGAAGTGGACAAGACGCAGGGCACCGACGGCGCCGGGATCAACATCGCCACCAATCAGGGGGCGACCTTGCAGTTTACGCTCCGGGAGACGAGCCGGTCCATCAAGTTTCTGTCCGACCTGCGTTTGCGGCAGGAGAACGGCGGCGCGGGCGTGACCGTGGTGGCCCGCACGGGCGCGGACATCCTGCTGACCATGACTGAGGGCTATATCAGCCGTCCCGGACAGCTCTCCACGGGCGACAAGAAACAGGGCTCCATGCAGTTCACCATTACGTCCGCCGAGGACGAAACCGCGAACCTTTCTTCGCTGTTCTAACGCATTACCGATAGGAGTTTTTCCATGAATGTCTCTGGACTGGGGAGCTTTTCCCTTGATGGCGTCATCTACCGTTTCGAGGCCCTGAACCCGCTTGAGGCCGTACGCTTCGGCAACCGGGTGTTCAAGGTCTTCGGGCCCGCGCTGTTGTCTTTGGCTGCCGCAAAAAAGGACGGCGCGGAAACGGCGGGGGAGGGCGTGCTTGCGGCCCTCGCGCCCGCGCTCTCCGAGATGGATGAGGACAAGGTATCCCTTCTTGTCGAGGAGGCCCTCCGGCGCTGCTACACACCGCAGAACGAAGCCCTGCGCGATGAGGTCGTTTTCAACCGCTGGTTCATGGAGCATCCCGATCAGCTCTATGGTGCGGGCCTGCTCGCCGTCTGGAACTTGGTGAAGGATTTTTTTCCGAAAACGCTCGCTATGTTGAAAGTCCCCTCCCTGACGTAGCCGTAGACGGTGCCGTTTCCATCCCTGTTCCCGATGGTTGGGAAGAGTACGCGGCCCTGAGCCGCATCGTCGGCGCGGGGCTGTGCCGTTACTCCGATCTGACTGACGGGACGATTTCCATCAGGGGCTATTTCGACCTGCTGCGGCTGGCGGACTGGCGCGAGTACGCGGAAGCCTACGCGCGAGCGCAGGCAAAGGACTGAGCATGATTGTTGAAGAATTGGTGACGCTGCTCGGCGTGGAGCTTTCCCCCGGCGCAAAGGAGAAGTTGCAGGCGTTCGACAAGGGGCTGGATGCTGTCGTGTCCCGCGTCAAACAGGCTTCCGTCGTGCTCACCGCCGCGGCGGGCGGCATGGCCCTGTACTTCTCCAAGGCCGTCGACGGCGCGGCGGACTTGCAGACGCTTTCCGACACCACCGGCGTCAGCACGACCAAACTGCAGGAATGGGCCTACGCCGCGAACGCGATGGGCGTATCAGCCTCCGCCGTGCAGTCCGACCTTGCGAAGATGGAGAAGCAGGCCCGCTGGACGGGCCGGACGCTGGAGAGCTACGCCAACCAGTTCAAGGGCATGGATGCGGTCACGGCGAATATCTGGGGAGACGCCTATGGGCTTTCCCCGGAAACCGTGCTGCTGCTCCGGCAAGGGGCCGACGGCATCGCCAAACTCAAGGCGGAAGCCCACGACGTCGGCGCGATCATCCCCCCGGAAACCGTGAAGCGGGCATCGGAATTCAAGGCGCAGGTCGTCCAGATCACGACCATGATCCGGGGGATGGCGACCACGATTGCGCTGGCGGCGCTTCCACAGGCGGAACGGCTGGTGTCGACGTTCAAAGGGTGGATTACGGAGAACCGGGAATGGATACGGCTCGGCGTCGGAAAAATCATTGAGGGAATGGGGACGGCCTTTGAGAGGGTGTGGAAAGCCGGGAAGCGGCTGCTTGATTGGATCAAGGATGCGTTGGGGCCTGTTGGGGATTTTTTCCAGAAGATCAACAAGGGCGTTGACTGGTCAAAGTTGCTGACCGGGGCCCTTGTTTTGCTTCTTGCTGTCTTTGCACCTTTGATTGCAAAAGTTGTATTGATTGGAGCTGCTTTTGCTGTTGCGAGTGCTATTGTTGAGGAGTTTCTTAGCTTTCTTGAGGGCAAAGATAGCGTCATCGGGCGGTTCTTGAAAGATTTTGAAGAACGCTTTCCGGCTCTTTTTGAACTTTTTAAAAAAATGGGAATATTTCTTAAGAATGATCTCGTTGATAAACTAGAGTCTATATCCGATCTTATGGGAAAAATTTTGGATATAGCGAATAAGCTTGTCGAAGCAAGTTCAAAAATTGCAGAAGGCGCAGCAGAATATTTGGGGATTGGGCCGTCGAAAAAGGAAAAAGAGCAAAGGGAACAGGCATACGCAAATGCAGGGAAAGCGAAGAAAGAAGGTGATGGTTTCTTTTCTGATGATCCGGTTTGGCGCGCAGACTATCAACAAAAGAAAGAGAATAGTTCTCTAGACAAGCCGTCCCCCCCCTCTTCTATGTCTACGCAGAAAGAAGGTGAAGGGGGAAAAGCTGTTCAGCCTGTCTCATTGCAACCAGTTGAAAAGAGCACTACTCCCGAATTTCATCAAAAAGATGAAAAAAAGCAGCTTGTTTCACCTGCTTTACTTGAAAATATCAACGCTCTTACCGATCAACTAGCTGTTTATTCCCGGTAGCGTACCGGGATGCAGACATCTTCGGAAGGACAATCGGTCATTCGTATGCCACAGAAGAACGGCCAGACAATCACTGATAATAGAAGTTTCACAGTTTACCAGACGATTACTCCGTCTGATCCGCAACAAGCTGCGGACATGGCTGCCAAATCTTTTAAAGATATTGCACAAATCGTCACGCCTGGCATGAATGCTCCAGTTGTTTATTAAGGAGATAGGCACATGGCTGATTCATCCACATCTTCGACAGTGCAGTCAAGCGAGTCTGCCGCGATTGTGCGCAAAGGTGTTGCCATTGCGGGCATTCAGGTCTCAGTGAAAAAGAGCGAGGCGCACACATACACGTCGCAGGCTACGGAGTTGGCGATGGAGTCTGGTGCCACGGTTACTGATCACGTTATCCTGAAGCCCGTGACGCTGGCGGTCACTGTCGCCATGACCAACGCCGGGGATGGGGCGGATGCGGCGCGGGATGCGTTCGAGTCTTTTGTCGAAATGCGGAAAATCCGTGAACCCGTCGAAGTGATCACCGAACACGCCATCTATACGAATATGGTGATCACCAGCCTGACGCCGACACACTCCGCCCCCTATAAAGGGGCGCTGGAAATCGGGATCACGTTTCAGCAAATCAACTTTGTCGAGCTGCAAAGTGTCGGGCGGTCGCCGTCGACGCTGAAAGGAAGTGCGAAAAAGACCGGGGCTGCGCCGGTGCAGAGTGGTAAAGTTGAAGCAAAAGAAGCAGATAAAGGAATTATTACACAGATGTACGACGCATGGCGTAAATAAAGATTTTTTTATAGTATGCCCGACGAGGAGGGCGTATGAAAAAAATACTCATAGTGTTCATGTGCATCTTGCTTTCCGGGGTGGCACATGCTGGACCATTTGGGACTTCTGAGGGTGATGGGCTGGACAGGTATTCAGGTGCGGAGAGTCTTGGCGACGACACATATGTCGTGTACTCTTTACCAAAATCACATCCCGATTTTGATACATTCTTACTCACCATTCCAGAAAAATATGGTTTAGTAAAAATTCAGGCTCTATCAAAAACAATACAGAATGACTCTGCTGGGGAAAAGACACGGGCTCTTTTTTCAAAGATACAAAAACAGCTTGAATCAAAATACGGTAAACCTGAGTACGTTTTTGATGATATAAAACCGGACAGTATCTGGAAAAAAACGACTGAATGGTCAATAGCTCTGGCGAAAGATGAACGCGCGTTGCGTGCTCGTTGGAAAGTGCAGAATGACAAAGATCATATAATTATTATAGGATTGTCTGCTCATGCAACACAGAAAGGTATGAGCACGGAAAATGCAGTTCATCTTTTCTATTTTTACGACAAGATGAACGAGTATATGAAAGAAAAAGCAGCTGAGGAAACAGGTTCGTTGTAAAAAAATCCCCCCCTGATATACTCAGGGGGGGATTTTTTAACCCCACCGTGTATGAAAAATTAAACAGCTTTACCGCCTACCCGGCGGATAACTTGAGCAGCGTGTAGAGTCGAATGCCCCAGTACTTCTAAACCGCCTACGCGGCGGATAACGATCCGCATCCGTCACAGGTCTACCGCACTTTCTTCTAAACCGCCTACACGGCGGATAACTATATCACTTGACATCTGTGACAGTTTTACACCTTCTAAGCCGCCTACACGGCGGATAATCGAGGAACCTTTTATGCTTGTAATGCTTGGATGGCCGTATCGGGTGATCTTTCAAAAATCCTTATCAGTGCTGCTGCAGGGCCTGTCGGTTGCCTCCGGTTCTGTTCCCAGTTCTGGAGGGTTTTGACGCTCACTCGGAGGAGCAGCGCGAACTCGCTCTGAGAGAGCCCGGTCTGTTCCCGAACGCTTTTCACGTCCGGCCCGGAAACCTTGAAGGAGCGGGAAGGGAAGGCTCTTCCCTTGGCTATGCTCGCAGCCTCCTTGAGGCTTGCCGCCAGATCATCGAATAAATCCTTATCCATGTGCCAACTCCTTGACCAGTTCCCGCAGTATGCTGGTTTCCTTGTCCGTGAGGGTATCTTTTTTATTTTTAGGATAAATCAGGAGCATGTAGATTTGTCCCCTTGCCGTCATCCAATAGTAGATAACGCGAACGCCCCCACTTTTGCCTTTTCCTTTAGCGGAAAACCGGACCTTACGGATTCCCCCTCCCCCTTGGATGATGTCCCCGCAAGATGGGTTATCCGCAAGCATGAACTGGAGTTCACGATATTCGTCATCGGGGAGAAGTTCCAATACGAGACGGGTAAATATGGGCGTTTCGATGAATTCCATGAAATGACTATACGCCATTGGCGTATGAAGTCAATATTTTTGCTCATGGCTCTCAGAAGGTTTTCTTTCAAAGGTTTCCTTCACGTCTACCCCGAGCGCGTCCGCGATACGGCAAGCGTTGAGAGGCGGCATTCTGAAATGCCGTCGCTAGAGCGGGGCTTTTCTTGACTTTTCCCTCGTTTTATGGCGTTGTCTTTCCACGGTGCTTGAAAACACCTGAAGGCGGACAACGCCACCCGACAGCTTGGCGCTTTTTTGTGCCCTTTTTCCAAAGTCAAGATTTCTCTTGGCTGTGTTTTGGGCTATAATTGCATCTTGATGCCGGGTGTCCCCGATATGTCCAAGGCTTCGGCCCAAAGGCGGGGAGCAGCTCCTTCAGCTGTTTTCAACACCCGGCATTTTTCATTGGGGAAGATGCCAAAAGAACCTTGAAAAGTTCTGAAGGAGTTTACTATGGCACAGTCTCTCTGCTTCAACGACTTTACCTTCTCCCCTATCCCCCGCGACAATCAGCCGTGGTTCCGTTCTTCGGAGCTTGCCCGAGCCCTTGGCTACAAGCGAGAAGATCAGATTGCCAAGATTTATCGGAATAATGCTGATGAATTCACCCAGGATATGACGCAACTCATTGAAATCCTCGACAACGCCGAATCGGCGTTCCCGGTGAAGGTCCGCATCTTCTCCCTACGCGGTTGCCACCTGCTCGCCATGTTCGCCCGTACACCCGTCGCCAAGGCGTTCCGCCGCTGGGTACTGGACGTCATCGAGCAGTACGGTGATAGGGTACCCGTTGCCGAGCCTGTGACGGTCAACGACGAGCTAATCAGCGCGGCGGAACGCGCGGAACTCAAGCTGATTGTGGACGCCAAGCTCTCCACCTACCCGGCGGCGGTGCAGGGCAAGGCCCGCGCTGAGATATGGGCGAAGTTCAACCGTCACTTCAGGATTGCCGAATACAAGCAGCTTCCCACCCGGCTCATGCCAGACGCCCGCGAGTTCCTGCTTTCCGTCAGTGTCCGTGCCATCAACGCCATCCCCACGGCTGAGGCCGCGATTCCCCCGACGCCGCCCCGCTTTGACGAGACGCCTTTTCTCAGGCTGGCGGAAGACATCCGCACCTTCCAGCAAGGATACCGCCGTAGCTATCAGCTTTTTTGGGGTCGGCTCTACCAGCTTGGTACCCCTGTTCTTGTCCAGCTTGAACAGCGGGCCGCACTGGGGCAGGGAACGGCACCCTTCTCGGACATGACCATCCGTGGGCAATTTGACAGGTTCCTTTCGGAACGCCTGCTCGAAAGCCTCTCCTCGCTTGCCGAATCGCTTCCCGACAGGCACAACCCTGCAATGCTCCTGCTGGCTTGCGCTCGCGCTATGAACGCACGGTAGGGGGCGGACATGCTCACTACACTTGAAGCAGCCAGAGGTATGCAGCGCAAACACTCCAAGCTCATGCGGGACATAAACCGGGTTCGGTCAATCCTCCCGCCGGACTTCACGGAAACAGCCTTCACCCCGGACGCGCAGATCAGCCCCGCCGGGAAGCGGCAACGGTTCTTCCACCTTACCCGCGACGCCTTGCCTTTCCTCTTCATGGGACAGGCTACGAAACATGAAATCCTGTGGATGATGGACACCATCAAGGCATTGTAAGGAAACAGCCCCCAACCGTGAGGAAGGGGGCTGTTTTTATGGCTTGCCCGGAGCTTCCTCAGGCTTCATAAAAAAGTTGTCCGGGAAAACCTTTTGGAATAAGGTGGTTGGAAAGTTGTCCTGAAAACGAAGGGTTTGATAGGGATGTTGATGCAACCCCCTGAAAAGAAAAGAGGGGCTATCAAATGTCTCTAGTTATCCGCCGTGTAGGCGGCTTAGAAGTTGTAAAACTGGACCTGCGTTTCGAGGTTTTCGTTATCCGCCGTGTAGGCGGCTTAGAAGAGCCCGATTTCCGCGAGGAGCTGCACCTTTTGGTTATCCGCCGTGTAGGCGGCTTAGAAGTGCAACCCCGCCTGCCCTACCGGGGCTTTTGAGTTATCCGCCGTGTAGGCGGCTTAGAAGGGCTACCTTTCATCGAACGCATGGCGGCAAAGGTTATCCGCCGTGTAGGCGGCTTAGAAGTACTGGCGGTTACGAACACCCGGCACTTGCTAGTTATCCGCCGCGTAGGCGGTTTAGAAGATAAAGATGATGACCGCAGCAACTCTAGCCCGGTTATCCGCCGCGTAGGCGGTTTAGAAGTTCTCCGCTGCCGGGGATAGGTACAGCGGTATGTTATCCGCCGTGTAGGCGGCTTAGAAGTCCAGAAATCCGACTGTCCGCGACCGTAGGGGGTTATCCGCCGTGTAGGCGGTTTAGAAGTACAACGGCGGCCAGGGATGGGTAAATCGGGAGTTATCTGCCGTGTAGGCGGTTTAGAAGACCCCCGCCGACCGCAAGCCGCTCCGTTCCCTGTTATCCGCCGCGTAGGCGGTTTGGATTGTCAAAAGCTCCGGCCTCATTCAGCAGCTGGGGCTTTTGTTTTGGAACATGTTCAGGGTGAGGCAGACGCCGATTCTCGTCTATCCTCCCCCCATGGCATACCTCCTTCCCCTCACATCGGACGGCGAGCGCACGTTTTCCGTGGTGCTCGGCCCCAACACCTATTTTTTCCGCTCCTACTATGTGCGCGGGCAGGAATCCGCGTGGCTGCTCGACATCTCCAGCGCTGACGGCACTATGCTGGCGTCCGGGGTGAAGCTGGTTCCGGGGAGCCCGAACTGCCTTGCGGGCTATGGCGACGCCTTCAACGGCGAGAACATCGTGGTGATCCTCTCGCGGGGCAGGCCCGGCGATGAAGAGGCCCCCGGCGATACGCTCAACGTCCTGTGGTTCCCGGAAGGGGAGGAATCCCCGTTCACGCTCGGCGATCCGATGGAAACGCTCGGCGAAGCGATCCGGCTTGCGGGGGAATGATGGCCGCTGAAAAGAAAAGCTCCACGCCGAACCGTCCGTTCCTGCGGCGCATCGTCGTCACGCTCGGCCCGCTCGAAGAATGGCGGGGCAAGAGCCGGGGCGAGATTGTGCAGTTCAAGAGCGACGGGACGCTTGAGGGCCTGCGGGTGACGGGCACGTTCCAGAAGACTCTCATGGGGATGCCGCAGCCATCGCAGATTTCCATCTACAACCTCTCCCGCGACACCCGGAACGCCATCAAGGGGAGCCTTACCAAGATCACGGTCGAGGCGGGGTGGAACAACACAGACCTGCGCAAAGTCTTTCAGGGCTCGATCATGTCTTCAAGTTCGGAGCGGAACGGGCCGGACATCGTGACCAAGCTGGTGGCCCTGCCGGGGTACGGCTCGCTTGTGCGCGGCGTCAGTTCCGTAACCTTCGGCGCGGGCACGCCCGTGAGCGTCGCGGCGCAGAAGCTGGCGTCCGATCTGCCGGGGATGACGGTGCAGGGCGGGAATTTTCAGGGGGTCGCCGGGAATATCGGGCCGCGCGGGTGGAGCTACGCGGGCGCGACGAAAGACGGCCTGACCCGGCTTGGCGAGGAGCACGGCTTCTCGTGGAGCGTGCAGGATGGCGAGGTGACGGCCATCGGGGACA